AACACCGAATTGAATGGCGTCGGATTCGCCAACCGCAACCCCGTCCCATCCAATGGGACCGGTTCTGTGATTTCCTCCAGATCGCCGCCGTTGTCATTTGTGATATGTTTTTTTGCGGCTGCACCCTCCGCAATCCGTTCGCGCATTCCCGCGTCAAGCGTATCTATCGCCCACCCTTCCCGGCGGACGTGAATTTCCAACATCACCTCTTTGTATGACACCGCGCCCCGTTTTTTCGGCTCGGATGCTTCGATGCGATTCACCCGAGCCAAATATTGCCCGACCGCCAAACCGTCAATTGTAATCGCTGTATTGTTGACCGCGTTCTGATGACTGATGAACCACGTTGGCGCGGATTGAAAATTCGCCCGGATTCTGAAAATCATGTGTGTCGAATCCTTCGTCGGCTGCGGATCCACAAACGGATCACCCGCACTATTCAGGATTGCATCACCGTTCCGGTCCCGCTGAATCCGCTCCTGGTAAACTTCCCCCGTGTTTGAAATCAGCACCTCGTCGTTCTTTGGATCCGTAGGATCCAAAGAACGCTCAGACGTGTACCCGACCGTCACCAGCCACAGCATCGGAGCGTCGGATTCATACGGCCCGTATGCAATTGTTTTCGCCCACAACGACGCACCGACCGGATTCGGATACAGCGCCCCGTATGCCGGAAGACCTGTCGCCGTTGATACCGTATCCGCGCCATCCGTCCGGCTGTCCGTCTGCACCATCCACGACAATTCGGCCGACCAGTCTTTGCCGTCGTATGATATCGGCCGCTCATCCTGCGGCCGGGCAACACCTACCACCGCCATTAAACCGGCCCCTGTATTTCAAATTCGGCGAGCTTCTTTTTACGTTCCAGTTCCACCAGGTCTTTCAAGTGTTTGTTAGCCGCCTTGTGTTCCGCCAACGCCTTCTCGGACGGCTGCTGACCCCGCATGATCGTTGATAGTGCCTCAGACGACCCACGCCCAGCGAACCCTGCCCCCAGTGCCTTCTGCGTCATCTCCGCCGATAGCGCCGACTTCGTCTTGGAAACCGCATCCTTCGCCGCGGCCATCTCCTCTTTTGCGAGAAACACCGCCAGCCCTTTTTTCTTCTTATCCGCCTCCATGATCGCCAGTTTGATTTTCAACAGATCCTGTTGAAACTTGATCGACTGTTTCGACAGCAGGATATCCGAGAGAAACCCGCCCGCAGTCTGTTTGCCGACTGTAACGTCCGCACCCGCCGGAGCTTCCACCGCCGCGCGTGCCGCCCTGAGTTTATCCTTCATCTCCTGCCGTCGCGCATTTCCCGCCGTCCGCCGCCGCTGTGCTCCGGCACTATCCTTCTGATCAATAGGAATAAACAGACCCGCCGCAAACGATTTCACATGCGGTTCCAGACCCTCTAACTCCTTCTCCAGCCCTGGCAACACGTGCTGCACCAACTTCGTGAGAGCATCAATAAACCGATTCACCTCCGGTAACACGAACACCCCCAGCGTCTCACCAAGTTGCGACAAATTGTCCTTCATCGTCGACCATTTCCCGGCCGTCGTCTTGGATAATTCAACCATTCCATTTTCGAACTGACCACCCGCGCCTGTCATGATCTCGAACGCCTTCCGCAGATCGTCACCACTGATCTTCCCCTGGCTTGCCATCTTCTGAATCTCGTTACTCGCAAATCCGGTTGCCTTAGACAATGATTCCAATATAGGAATCCTCCTGTCAATCAGCTGATTTAAAAGCTCGCCCTGAACCTTCCCCGTCGCCGTTGCCCTGCCAAGGATTGTTGCAAGATCGCCAATCTGTGCCCCGGAACCCGCCGCCACATCGCCGAGATTTTTAAGTAGCGGGATCACCTCCTCCTGACCGAACTGAAACGCCAGCAACGTCTGCGCCGCTTCCGCTAACTCAGTTTTCCCAAACGGCGTCCCGGACGCGAAAGTACTCAGATTTTCCATCATCATTTTTGCGTCGTCAGCCGAACCGGTCAACACCTTGAATTGCGTCGTCAGCGTTTCAGCATCGGACGCCAACTTTACCAGTCCCAGCCCGGCAGCAGCTGTTGCGGCTCCACCGATCGCCAGACCCTTGAACATGCTTCTGGCCGATTTTCCAAACTTCTTCAACGTCGCATTACTCGCCGACATTTCCCTACGAAAATCTGACGTGTTAGCCTTCAGCTTGACCACTAAATCCCCGAGACTTGCCACGGCCGCCCATCCTTCCCGCTATCATTTCCAACGCCTGCTTCGCTGCCTGCTGGTCATTTTCTTCCGGCTGATACTTCAGCCACGGCATAAATACGTCCGCCTTACCGGCTGTATCCCCCGAAACATACGAATGGACGAACCAGGCAATCAGCCCGAGCATCTGATTCTGATATCCAATCGGCTCGATCTGATCCTTGACCATCCATTCGTCAAATTCCTCCGGCGTCATCCCGTCCAGCATTTCATCAACATGCACCGTCCCGGCCACATGCTCCGCCAGACGCAACGCCACTAATCGTCTGTGATTTCTTCCGAGTTTTTTACTGCGTCAGCGCCAATACTGTCCGTGTCCCCGCCGCTCAACTTGTTGCAAACATCGAACACCCGATTGAGCAAATCCGCCGGCCATTCTCCCAGCGCCGCCACGTCTTCGTCCGAGAATATCCGCTCGCCCGTATCCGATTTCACACACCGCACTATCATCCGCTGTTTCTGCACCAGCGCCCGACCCCGATCCACGCCAGACCAGTCCTTCTTCATGATGTTGGCATCGTGCGCATTTTTCTCTCGCGCCGTCATGCCATAACACCAGACAAACTCATCGTCACCGAACTCCGGCACCGCCACCCGCTCCCGGCCAACCAATAACGGCTTCAGCAATGTGTCCCGAACACTAGCCACTCACACATCCTCCACAATATAGTCTGGATCGTCCGCACCTTCGTCGCCGTCGTCTTCCTGATAATTCGGACCCGGGATGTCTTCGCCGTCCTCGTCATACCCAAGAATCTCCCCGTCGAGATATCGCTGGTAATCCTGCTGCTGTATCCCCTTCAACACCATCTCCTGGTGAACCTGCGCCCGCTTCATCTCCTCCGTCGTCATGCAGCACGCCAACGTGCATTCAGCATCCGCCGGAACAGCAACCCCGTTTTGCACCAATCGATGCGCCCGCGGATCCTCAACGATTGTCCCGGCCGGATAATAAAGCCGGCCGTCCTCGTCCACCTTTGTTTCCCCACACGGCGTGCCGCCCGGCGTCACGAAAGCGTCATTGATCCATTTCGCCTTCATTATGTGGTGTACGCAATCAGTTGATCCAGTTTCAGCGAAACGTCACCCTTCACGATGTCGTCAATCGTGCCCTGAAAGCCGAACCCGATCCCGGCAGCCGTGAACGTCATTTCTGTACCGCCCGTGAGTGTTACTGAATAGTCGCGCTCCACTGGGGTTGTAATGTCATCGGTCAGTGACTGATGACCCGCCAATTGGCTGTCATATTGCAGCGTCATGTCAAAACTACCGCCCTCAGACCACCCATTTGCCAAATACTCATGGCCGTTCCCAGACGTGTCCAAGGCGCTCACTTTCACTGTTTCCGACTCCGCCCCCGAACTTGAAAATGACTCGACCTGAGCAATTGCCACCAAGCTCGACGCGATATCCTGTTTGCAGACTGCGCCCTTCGAAACGATGCGTCCCATGTTTTTCCCCTTATGTTGGGTTGTAGAAAATCGTGCAATCAATCAGCGTCGCATGGACGCCCACATCCGAACCGTCCGCCGGCGTCTCGTATCCCATTGATTCCGAGTTGATGATCACCGCGCTGACCGTTTGCTTCCCCGCCGGACCCGTGTAGTCGTCGATGAACCTCCGCACAGCGTCAGACAAATCGTCGACTTCAACCGACCGCTCCGCTTTGCAATCAATGTCGAATTCCACCGACCGCGTCCCGGTTGATCCATCCAGCGTCTGATATTCTCCTGAATCCTGTTGTGTAATCACAATGTGCGGAAAACTTCCACCCTTCTGCGGCGCTTTGCCCACGTAAACCCGCTGACCCACGATCCCGCGGATACTCGATTCTCCCGTTAGCAGTGCCACAAGTCCGGATTTCAAAACGCCTTCCCCTTCCCGATTTCTATATTGATCCCTTTGTCCGTCCACTCCCGGATGATTCTGGCATACTTCCCCTTGTTGCGATTCACCAGTACCTGGATCCCCTTCTCCTGCGGTGGCATCTTGCCCGTGTACCGCACCGATCCACCTGTGTTCCGTGTCGTTCGCCTCGTCTTCCCGCTCGCTGTCTTCCGTGTTCTCCGACGGACCCCGTTAAACCGCGGCCCCGTGCCCAAAAACCACCAATGAATGTTGGCACTGTCGATCCCCACACCCTTCCGGCCTTGCCGTTCCTTCTGTGATGTCGCCTTAGAAGCCCGGCCGACATTCAGCCCGACCATTGCACCGCCGCCCGGCGCTTCCGACCCCTTGAGATTCCTATATCCGATCCCTTTTTTGATCTGTTTGTACTTGCCAGGAATCGCCTTTTTTATGTCCTTTGCTGCCTGCTGGACTGACTTGCGTAACCCGAGATTCAGCGCCCGCCGCGCGCTCGTCACACGCATTCTTGTCAGTAGCCGTTCCAGCTTTGCATCACCGACTAATCCTGCCGAAACCATCGTGGCCGCTTTTCGCACCATCAAACCGCCCGCCGTGTTTGAATCTCGACTTCCTGATGTGCGTTGTCGATGTCCACCACCGACAGGATCTCATACGCCAGACCTTCAGACATCAACCGCATGTCCGGACCGGCACGCGATAGATCCTTACCCCACGGACACCGCCACACATGCGAGACATCCGCCCCGACCTGATCGACTTTCCAGAACTCGCGCCCGCCCTTGCTCGTGCAACTCGCGAACGTCTGCACATAGTCGCGCCAGTTCCGTTCGTCCGTCGCGTCCAATGCGTTGTGCTCGTCAGCCGGTCCCACCAGGTGACGAATCGTCAGCTTTTTGTTATAGGCTCCGACGCAACAAACCATCACAGCGCCTTCCAAACTGCCGACCATGCCAGCTGACCAACCAACCGATCAAACTTCTCCGGGTTGCCGTCGCAGCTCCCGAAGTTCATCCGGACGTGTTCCACGATGGCAGCCTTCGCCGACGCTGGTACCGCCGACGCAGCCCCGTAGCCGGCCGTCACCGTGACCGTCACAGCGTTTGGAATATCGTCCACCGCCGGCCAAAACACACCATCCACCACCCGCACCCGCGGAGGCGTGGACACGAAATCCGTGTTATAGCTGGCACTACTGAACGTCTGCGCATCGCCCGCGCTGTCCGTGTACGCAATTGACGTGACCGCCGAAATGGGCGCAATTCGCAGATCCATCCATTCCGTCGACGGAAAATCATCCGTCACGATCGCCACCGTTTGCGTAATGAATCGCCGGTGAGTGTCGTATTCCAGCTGCTCCCGCGCAGCCTTCATCAAATCCGTCAGCTCATCGTCGAAATCCTTTGAGAGCTCGCGCACCCGTTCCTTCAGCTCCGCCAACGTCAGCGGCTCCGTCGCCGGTCCACTCGTCGTATTGTAGGCAATGTGCGTGATCATTCTGTTTCAGTCTTAGCCTTCCGCGATGGTTTCGGCAGCGGTTTCACCACCGGTTCCACGACTGGGGAATCTTCGACCAGCTTCGCGCCACCGGCATCGATGAACCGTTGCCCGATGTCGCCCGGGCAATCGATGACATCCCCCGGGTTCCCGTACGCCTCTTTGAGCTTCGAATAATGCGACAGTCTGATTTTCATCCCTGTTGCCTTCCTGTGTTCACAATTTTCAACATCATGTTTGATGTAGTGTCACTGTAACCCACGAGCGAAACGTAATCCGACGTCGCGGAATCCGCCGTCGCCGACGTTGCGCCCGTGGCACTCAGAACATAGAAGATGCCCACCGTGAGGATCGCACCCCACGATACCACCGCCCCGTCCTTCGCATACGTGACCGGATGGCCGGCCGTTCCGGCGTTCAGCGCCACACCGATCACCGTGTCTTTCGCCGCGTCTGAATTCGAAGCAACCCCGACCGTCGTCGAAGTGACCTGATACAACCAATCGCCCGCCGTAATTGTTTCGGCAGCGTCCGCCGTACTTTTCGGTCCCGAAATCCAATCAACGTTTGCTTCCGTGACCGTCAGATCCGCCATTTTCCACTCCCAAAAAAAAACAGCCGACGCGCAAACACACGTCGACCGGCGTTCAATTGCCTACGATTCAGCGGCCCAGATGCCGTGCATTCCGAGCGCCAACCAACCCTCAGAACCGTCAGCCACCAAGGTGACCGAATCACCCTTTACGTCCGTTCCTGGCGTGTTGATAAGATCTTTATTTGCCGTTCCGCCATTGATGTTGTCCGCCGCCGCTGGCGACAAACTGCACCCCGTGCTCGAGCTGACCGTATCGATCACGAAATGGTACACCAGGCCCGCCTCGGTCGATGGCAGCGTAAACACCGCATCCGCCACGTTGACCCGGTACACCGTTCCGGAATCATCATCCGTGAGCGTCGTCGCCGCGCTGGTAACATTGCTGTAACCCTTCATATAGTCACGATTCCAGTTTGTTTCCGCCATTGCTAACACTCCTTTTGTCCGTGTATGAAAGCCAGCGCCCCACAATGGAGCGCTGGTGCATTGTTAAGCCTACGCCTGAACGATGTGTTTAACCGGTGCCGTCCCAGCGTCCAACAAGTCCGAATCAAACCGCATAATCGCGACAAATCCAACCTGATGAAAATCAGCATACCGTTCATTTAACTGCACAAGAGTAACACCGAGCACCTCGCGAATCGTGTACTTGGACATTGCACCGAACAGGATGGACCGAACGGCCGTTGCCGTGTCGCCCACATCATTATTCACCACGAACGGATAACCCAGCAGACGATCCGGATCACCCGCCTGTGCCCCCGGTTGCCAGTGGTAAATCGAATCCGCTGACTTCAGCTGCCGGATTTCGTTCCGTGTCGTGTCGTTGAACATCCACGACGCGCCCGGACGATAAGCAGCGTCAACCGACGCCTCCAGATTCATCACTTCGTCCATTGTCACAACGGTGGCCGACGCAGCCGTCACCCCCAATGTCGACGCCGTAGCGACTCCATTCGGCTGACTCGACCCCGTTCCGGTTGTTGCGTGAGTGTTCTGGATCCGGCCCAGTCGCTCACCAAGCAAAGACCCGAGTGTCGTGCTCATATTGATGGCCGAATCCTGCATCAACTCCTTCGAGACAAGCACAATTTTGGAGGTGTACTTGTAGGCATTGAGCGCCATGTTTCCGAACGTCACATCCAGTTCGCTGTCCTGAATGTTTTCCGCCAGCAAAGCGCCGGTATTGCTCGTGTCGTCAACCGTTGGAAAGTCCAACACACTACCCGTTGTTGTCCGGATCACGTTGGCAACCT